ACAGAACTACAATAAAGTACTCTGTATTTAAACTATCATTTAAATGCCAGCAAGTAATAAGTAGAATATATAGAATACTATTAGGCGAAGAAGATATACCTACGTCAGAAAGAAGTGTGTTCTATAATAACAAGTCATATACAGATAAAGTTTATAATAAAGCTATTGACGATATGATAAAAGACAAAAACAGGTAATGGGTTATAAACTAGGCACTGCTAAGAAAATATACGCTGTAAACGGCGAAGTTAGAAGCAAGTTAAGGTTTGCTAAATCAAAAGGCGACGCTGATGCTTCTGTACCTGGTACACCTGTTATTAGAAAAGATTTAGAAGAAGGCGTTATGGGTGAAGCTAATATGGATGGTAGCATTTTTATTAGTAATGACATAGAGCCTGGCAGTGAAGTTGAAAGACAAGTTATTAATCACGAGATGAGACACTCAACTGATATGCGTATAGGTAAATTAGCATACGGTGATAACTTTGTTAAATGGAACGGTAATACATATCCAAGAATGGACATCAACGGTAAAGATATGATAATAGTCGATGGTGTAGCAAAAGAAGCTGGCGACGGTGACTTTCCTTGGGAAAAAGAAGCAAATAACGGAAACGCATATGGTGGGTAATATATTTGGAGGTATACTAGGTAAAGTAGTTGAAAACGCTGAAGGTATACTAGATAAAGTAATAACTACAGACAAAGAAAGAGACGCTGCAAAGCTAGCAATAAAAAAGCTAATGCTTGAAGCAGAGAAAGAAGCTTTTGCAAAAGAAGTTGAAGATCGTAAAGATGCACGTGATCTATATAAAGACGATGCTATTATACAAAAAGTATTAGCAACGTTATTTACAGTGGCATATTTTGGCATTACATTTGTAATGTTTAATTACTTTGTTACAAAATCAATAGAACTAGGTGAGTTTGAGATTAGCTTTATATCAACAATATTTGGTGCAATGAGTGCTAAAGTAAATACAATAATAGACTTCTTCTTTGGTGGAAGTTCAAATAAAAACGAAAAAACAAAATAAAATGAACAAATTTTTTAACTTACAAGTTAGGCCAACAATTTTACCTTCATTACAAACAAGCGCTTTTGGAGATGGTGATGTATTAGCTGATTGGTTTGCATTTGATATTCCAAACGGAGGAAATCGTTTGTTAGCTGGATCTATGACAACCAAGACAGCAGACGGCACAAAACAAACGCACGCTGCTACAGTGCTTTTTGCAAAAGATATTGACGGAGTTGCGCCAGGATCTTTAGGAACTGTTAACGCAACAGCTGATGGTAATCAATTTAAAAATCATATTATTGGCTTTTTAGGCACAGAAGAAGTAGATGGAGATATAGTAAGTGATCTTGATACAATAACTGTTCAACGCTTAAACGAACATGCTCCTACATTAAAATCAGTGAGACATCCAAATTTAGTTCTTCAAGGAGAGCCTAATACCGGAACTCTTAAAGGTTTTAGTAGAATATATGTTGGAATATTAAGTGCTGATGGTGATCCTACTTTTGCTAGTACAGTGCAGTGCGATGGTATACAAGCTGTAGGTACTCAAACTTTAACTGTAAAAACAACTTCAGCTTTAACAAACTTTGGGGCAGGAGATGTTTTGCTTGATGAAGACGACAGGCTGTTAGGAACAGTAAAAAGCGTAGATAGTGCAACAGTAGTGACGCTTACTGGAACTGGTTTGCAAAACGCAACAGTTAACAACAAAGACGTCTATGTTCAAGCACCAATGATATTAAATCTTTCATTTGAAAGATAAATCAACAATTAACAATTAACAATTAACTTTAATTAAATTAAATCATGGCAAAAAAAGAAGAAGTAATTGACCTTAAGCCTAAGGCAGAAAAAATTACAGACGAACAGTTGAAAAAAGTTCAATCAATAGTTAACACTCTTAATAGAGCACAACTAGAGCTTGGTATGATGGAAACAAAAAAGCACGCGCTGCTTCACAATATACAAACTATTCAAGATCAATTAACTGTACTTCAAGGAGAGTTTGAAAAGGAATACGGCACTGTAGATATTAATATTCAAACTGGAGAAATAAATTACAAAGATGGCGAAACTGATAAGGAAGATTAGTATAGGCAAAGACTACAAAAATGAAGCTATGCACTATGCTGTCGGACAAGAAGTTTACGGTGGTCATACTATTTGTGATATAATAGAAGAAATAGATAAGTATTCTGTTTATATTAGAAAAAACAAAGATGTATTACCCTGGAAAGACTTCAATAAAAACATGGCTGTATCAGTTGAATATAACTTAGAGTATTAGTGAAAGCTACGCATAGTTTTGTAATAGAGCCTTTAGGAGAGAGATACAATAACATTAAAAAAGTTGGTGAAGCAGAGCTTATATTAAATACTGAAATATATAATCATCAGTTTATTAATAGACAGGCTATAGTTAAAGCTGTGCCAACTGCTTTTGAAACAAAAATAAAAGTTGGCGATACTGTTATAGTGCATCACAACGTGTTTAGACGATGGCACGATGTTAAAGGTAGAGAAAAAAATAGCAAAGCTTTTTTTGATGAAGACACTTATATAGTTAGTGAAGATCAAATATTTTTATACAATAGTGACAATTGGACAGCTTGCGATGGTTATTGTTTTGTTCAACCAATAAAACAAAGAATCACGTTAGCTGAAGATAAAGAAGAAGAGTGTATTGGTATAGTTAAGTATACTGACGGTACAAATAAAGTTGGTGAGCTAGTTGGCTTTACACCTTTTTCAACTTATGAGTTTGTTATTGATAATACTAAACTATACCGTGTTTTAAATAAATTTATTACAATTAAATATGAGTATCAAGGAAACGAAGAAGCGTATAATCCTAGCTGGGCGCAAAGCAGTTGATGAGTTAATCAAAGTTGCGCAAGAGCAGATTATTACAAACACTGAAGATGATGTTTCTGCTGATAGACTTAAAAACGCGGCGGCAACTAAAAAGCTAGCTATATTCGATGCTTTTGAAATACTTAATCGTATACAAGAAGAAGAAAATATATTAGAAGGTAAAGAGCCTGAAGATAAAAAAGAAAAAGTGTTTAAAGGCTTTGCTGAAGGAAGATCTAAGTAATGTACGAGCAAACGTTATACAAAATTATTGAACCCATTAAGAAGACTACGTTAAGTCGACTTAATAAATCTAAAAAATGGAAGTATGGATATAATAAAGAACACGATATTATTGTTATTAGCAAAACTGGAAAAGTTGGACAAGTGGTGGAGATTCAAAATTTGCGAATTGGGCTGCCGCCTGAACCGAAATCAGTGTATATGTCAGCCAAAAACAAATGGCAAAAAATAGATTATCCTAAGGAATTAGGTAAACTAAAAAATATATTTGATTGGAGAGCTTACCCTGAAGAAGCAAAAGAACAGTGGTATGATTACATAGACAAAGAGTTTAAGTATAGAGAAGAAGGCTTTTGGTTTATGAATAATGGAAAGCCTACGTATATAACAGGTAGTCATTACATGTATCTTCAATGGAGTAAAATTGATGTTGGTGCACCTGATTTTAGAGAAGCTAATAGGTTATTTTTTATATTTTGGGAAGCGTGTAAAGCTGACAAGCGCTGCTATGGAATGTGTTATTTAAAAAACAGACGTAGCGGCTTTTCTTTTATGAGCTCGGCTGAAACCGTTAACTTAGCTACTATATCAAGTGACTCTAGATATGGAATACTATCTAAAAGTGGTGGTGATGCTAAAAAAATGTTTACCGACAAAGTTGTACCAATATCTGTCAACTATCCGTTTTTCTTTAAACCGATACAAGACGGTATGGACAGGCCTAAAAGTGAACTTGCTTATCGCGTACCTGCAAGTAAGTTTACGCGTAGAAAAATTACGGCAAACGAAAAGCAGGAAGAGCTGGTTGGACTTGACACTACTATTGATTGGAAAAACACAGGTGATAACAGCTACGATGGTGAAAAGCTTAGTCTGTTAGTTCACGATGAAAGTGGTAAATGGGAAAGACCTGATAATATTCTAAACAACTGGCGAGTAACTAAAACTTGTTTAAGACTAGGTGCTCGTATAGTTGGTAAATGTATGATGGGTTCAACTTCAAATGCATTAGATAAAGGTGGAGACAATTTTAAAAAATTATACAACGCGTCAGATGTCACATCGCGAAATAGAAATGGCCAAACAAAGTCTGGTTTATACTCTTTGTTTATTCCAATGGAATGGAACTATGAGGGATTTATTGACGAACACGGATATCCAGTCTTCGATAATCCAGATAATGATGTCCTCGGACCAGATGGAGAATTAATAGATTACGGAATTATAGAGCATTGGCAAAACGAAGCCGATGGATTAAAAGGAGATCATGATGCTCTAAACGAATTTTACAGGCAGTTTCCAAGAACTACAGAACACGCCTTTAGAGACGAAGCAAAAG